TACTGATAGACTCAGGTGATGGTTGTGGTGTAGTAACGATTCCTACAGGTGGTTTATCTGGAATTGGAGGTAGTGCATCTTTTTCTGGAGCACCGCTATCTGGAGATTTTCCATAAAAATATTCGTAGTAAGACTTTTTCTTTGCAGAGATATCTGGTGAGTTTACACCAACTGCTTGTTTAGCTGCAAGAAAATATCCAGGATGATCATTTACATTAACACCCTTTGGTACTCTGTCTTTAATATACAATGCAGCAACTAGTGCTGATACATTAATATCATTATCAAGAGAATCTGGATTATTAACAATATCAAGATTCAATCCCATCTCATTAGCAAGTTTTTGGTATCTCGCATAGTTTGATTTACCAGTTAGCTGGATGAATCCACGACCAAAATATTTGCCACCATCAGCGTCTGTTTGATTACCAAGAAATCCTTTTCCTCGTTTTGTTGGACCATATGCCCATGAGAAAAATTGTGCTCTAGTTAATCCTCGTTTTTGAGCATTGGCATATTGCGCAATATCTTCTGGAGTGGCAAATGAGTAGATAGTTTTAAGACGAGCCTCAGAATAATTGTATGCTTCTAGTTGAGGAATCCAAGTAGTTTCACCACCAGCAATACCAAGTAATGCACACTTTTGTTCTTTAGTAGTTAATCCAACTTTATCACATGCAGCGATTAGTGCTTTAATACCTTCTGTTGATTTATTTGGATTACTAGAAGATTTTGGAGGAGCAACTGTTGGGATTGCTGAATTGGTTGGTGTTTGTTTTACTTTACTCGCTGTTGAAGAACCAGTAGTTATTGGAGTTCCATCTCCAGAGGTAACAACATTACCATCACTAGTAACTAAATTATTAACTTTACTTTGTGCAACTGCTGCAAGATTAGTAGGAGCAGATTCAAATTTAATAATATTTTCTTGATAGTTAATAACTGGACTACTAATTGTAATCTTAGTACCACTATCAATTGAAACGATAAAAGTATCTTTTGGTATACCGAATGCCAATATTCTCATATTGGCTTTTAGATCTTTTGTTAGAGTAGTTGAACCAGTTTCTTTATCATAAAATGTTAATTGTGTCCCATTCGTTGGACCAGGAATAGTTCTTAATTCTAGGTTTTCAATTTTACCACCAGAACCAATTGGAGCATCATCATCTTGGTCAATAGGTGCTGGCGCAGAAGGAATACCACCAACAGTACCAATCATAATTGGTTGCTGATTGTCAGTATCAGCAAAGATAATAATTACAGAAGTTCCTTCAACTGGACCAATTGGAGAGAAGCCAATACCATTCATTGCAGCAGATGTAACTGACTGCATTGGATGTGCCCATGGTAATTCTGAAGTAGGAAGTTGCGATTTGTCGTGCGTGTGTAATCCAACTACTCGGACTTGACAACGACCAAGTTTTAATGGATCACTTCTATTTTCTACGACACCATAGTAAAAATTCATTATTTGTTCCTATTCATATCCATTTGCGATGATTCTTTAATTAGTTCCATGTGGCACTCATGTTTTGCTTTATCGATATAGTGATTGATAGCTGCAATAATATAATAACCAGAAAACATTTTGTCCGTGGTATCTTTATCGTTCTTAGACATTGGTTCTATTTTATTTAACACAACTCCAACTTTCTGCCCGACTGTGTAATCTGTTCTACCAGGAACTGTAATATTTAATTTATTGGCTTCAGCCATCTTCATTAAAGATGCTCGTTCTTGAAATGTCTTAGCATTAGTAACATCTCCAAAACCATTAAAATTACCATAATCTTTAGGGAAGTTAATTAGAGTTGACCCTGATCTAAAAATTGCTTTATCTGAATTGATTGGATATTTGTTTAAATGTTTTTGTTGTTCAAATCTTTGAAACATATTATAGTTCTTAACTGAATATGTTTTCTTAGTCACATCATATGAAATTTGTTTTGAAGATAACATACCACTACGAATTCTATCCATGTAATCATATCCAGTAGGAATACTAATGTCTGAGATTCGTTTGTAATCTTCATTTACATTTCGTATATCACCACCATTGGGTAGTTTATCACGAGTATATTTGTCGTAAGTAAACTCTTGATACATTGTGTTTTGGTATAGAGTTTCTAAACTAATAAAATAGAATCCATCTCTGTTCTCAAAGAAAACATAGTTTGGAGTCTTATTCATGTTCACTGCTTGCTCGCAGAGATACATAATGTTCTTAATTGGAGACCAGTAATTTGAAATATACTTTACATTAGAAAGAGTTGGTTCAATCTGAACATTCTTTTTACTTTCTAATCCAATAATATTATCTTTAATAAATGGTGTAACTAATTCAGAAACTTTGTTAGCAAAAACTCGGCTAACTTTCTTGTTAAGATCTGCCACTGCTTCAACTGATATAAAATGCAGTTGATAGATTACGGCACGATCTCCAAGCAGTTCTCTATCCGTTAGTTTATAAATGTAATATTTGCCTTTAATGGCACTATCTTTTAAAGCAGGAGTTGTAATGTCTAATTCAAGATATTCCTCACCAATAAATGGGAATAGGTTAATAAGATCTAAAGATTCTTTGACGATAATACTACCAGTTATAAATGGCGAGAAAATGTCTTCATAAAATTGAACAGTTAAAACTTGAGCTGTGATGTCTTGGAAAAACCCCTTTGGAGTAATTACCTGAACTTTATTAATGCTGACATCGCCAGCAAACCTCAATTGTTGACTAGATTTCATTACAATAATTCTTTATATTGTGTCAGTATAGTTGATATAACCTGTGGAGAAATTACTTTTATTCTTCTTTTTGATTCATTGAGTGTTCGCTCGTAGTCATCATTAGAAACTGACACTGCACCAGATGCAGTAGAGTTTACAACAAACCCTTTAGCATTCACATAGTAACGAGTTGCATATCGTTGTGCACCATAGGTTGCTATAATATGTTTTTCCAGTGCTTGTTCAGAAAGAGGAAAATCAGAAATATAATCATGTTTCTGATTTGCCAACATAATGATCCAGTGATATTCTGGATCTCCATATATTTTTTCAGCAACAATCTCTGGTGTTTCTCCATCAACGATATCATATTCATCAAATAGAGTTACATTTTCTAAAACTTCTTTGCGGAAACGAACATTTCTAGTGATGTCTGTTACAACTGTAGTCTTAGTAGTGTTTCCATATTTGAAATCGTATAAAAACTTTGGAAATTCTTTGAAGTACATTATAGACCATCCTTGACTTTGTCTTTGGTAAGAAGAGCAAGTTCTTTAAAGTTCATTGTCACATTAATCTGTGTTGGCATACCATTATCAAATGTAGTAAATGCACCATTCGGTGTATAGTTTACATTTAATTCGGTAAGAACACAAGATGTATGACGATGTAAATTCATATTCTCTTCACCATTTTGATAATAGAAAATATCAAACTCAGAGGGATAAATGTAGATAAAATTATTGTTATCTTTAAACTCTGGATGCATATGATATTTAAACTCATAAATGATTTTTAAAACATTCTGTGCTTCTTCAGGAGATCTTGGGAAAAATTGGTAGTCGAAAGTAAAAGATCTAAAATCGACACCTTTAAAGATTTGTTCTTTCTTAGGATTTGCTGCCATACCAGTAGCTGCAGACATACCTGCTGCATTTGGACCTTTTGATAAAGCCAAATTAGTAATAATCGCTTTAGCAGGTTCAGTTAAATTTTTAGCGTCTTTGTTTTTAACTGCAGCCATTAATTCTGTGGAAGCAGTAGTTGCCATTTGAAGAGCACCAGTATCTTCTTCGTTCCACTGCATACCATATCGAATGGATAATTGATTTGGTACATGCATGGCAATCGCAGTTTTTAATCTTCTTTGAGCACGAGTAGCAGATGCAGCCATTAAAGCAGTAGCACCTGCACCAACTGTGGCTAGTCCAGCTGCAGTAGCACTCGCTCCACCAGCACCAAGTGCTTTACCTAACACCGCTCCACCCACATTAAGAGCTGCAGCACCAGCAAATAGTTTATCTTTTGTTAGATTTTGAGCAATAAGATCTCCACGATCTCTTGGTGTAATATTATTTACAAAATCTTGTTCAGAAAGAGACTGCGCTAGTTTAGAATCAACTGCCACATTGATGTAAAATATAACATAGTTCCCACCATAATCACCTGTTGACGACATTAAATCAGAAGGATATGAATGGCTGGAAACATTGTATTTGTCAACACCATCGTAAGGTTGTCCATCTGCTCGTTTGATGTTTCTGGTGCTGCCCATATTGGGTTGAACAGCCCATTTATCCACTGTAGCATTAACAGCTTGTTTAGCAGAGTTCCATGTGTCTTGTATTCCCATTTCGTGCCTTTAACCTAAATATGGTTGTTATTATCCTAATTAGTTATTTATGTTCCACAAGAGAAAGTTTATTCCTATATTCCCAGAAAAATATACAGGGGATCCCTCAAACATTATTATGAGATCCAGCTGGGAGACACGATTCGCTTCTTGGTGCGATAAGAATCCTAGTGTATTGAAATGGAGTTCTGAGGAAACGATTATACCCTATAAATGTCCAACGGATAATCGTATTCATCGTTATTTTGTGGATTTTAAGATTACCGTAACTACAGGTAAAACCTATCTGGTCGAAGTTAAACCAAAAACACAAACCCAACCACCTATTTATCCTGGAAAGAGAACCCAAAGATATTTACAGGAATCTTTAGCGTTTATGAAGAACCAAGCAAAATGGGAAGCTGCAAATGAATTTGCCAAAGATCGAGGATGGGAGTTCAAAATTATAACCGAACACGAGTTGGGTCTAGCACCTAAATAAGAGTATGGCTAAAAAATCAACAATGCTAGATGTATTCGAGCGCAACAAATATGACTTGGCGACTAGCGTCAAAAAGTCTAAGGGATGGTTCGATCAACAAGTAATCCTTCTCACTAAACAACGACTAACTCCAGGAAACATACTGAGTGGTAGTCCTGATGATTTGGTGACTAGAATTATGCCTGGACGATTGTACATGTATGGATATGATCCTAAAGGTAAAAAAGATCTTCCTTATTATGATAGGTTTCCTCTAGTATTTCCATTTAGTAGAACTCCAGATGGATTCATGGGTTTGAATATGCATTATCTTCCATATCATTTAAGGATTAGACTGCTAGATGCTTTGTTAGTCTTTAAATCTAACAATCGTATGGATGAAACAACAAGACTAAAATATTCGTGGCAAGTTATTGATGGTGTTGCTAGGTTTGCTGCAGCACAACCTTGCGTTAAACAATACTTAACTGGTCATGTGAGAACACAATTTAGACAAATTGATGCTGATGATTGGGCA